CGATGCTGAGGCTATCCAGTTGGGGCTCGATGTCCTGGTTGATCAGCCAGATTGAATTCCGCCGGATAGGTGCATAGAGCCGGGCCCACATTTTGCTGATGTTCTCGGCCAAAATCGTGTCCGCATCCTGGCCCGTTTCCTTATCCACAGTCACCAATGACGGGGCATAGAGGATCCCCAGAGGCTCGCCGGCGCCCACGCCTTGAACCAGTTTGAGCGTGATTTTGAAGTCCATCTTCTCTGCGACCTTTTTGCGTAAATAGCTGTCAAGGCCGGGGGCATCTTCCAGGAGTTCTTCGCTCACCGGGACAAGGGCCGTCAGTTTATTCAGACGGATGGTCTTATCCGTCAGGGCCACTTTACTCTGGTTGAGGCTTCCCGCCTCGGATTCGAAATAGGCCTGGACGCCGCCGGAGGTCTGCCAGGGGGTGGTCTCATCGGCCGGGAAGACCATAGTATTTTTGGATGTCTGATACTGGTCGGTTCTGGCGAAAAGGGAATCCTCGCCGGCTACTTTCTGCCAGATCTCCGTCCGGAAATCCGGGGGTACCGCATAGCCGCCATCTTCGCCGACGCCCTCCGTGCTGTAGGTTGTCGGGACATTCATTACCAGCCGGGGATCGATGGAAGCCCCGGGTCTGGAGCCATGCCGAACGGCGATGGCGAATTCGCCCATGTTCCTCCATCCCCACCTCCCGCGGTCCTGGACGACCTGGACGATCCCGCCTTGCCTTCTACGCGGGGGCGGCTCATTTGGGGGATCATTGACCCTGTTCTGCGGATCGGGGTCCTGGGGGTCGGCCTTCCTGCCCTGGCTCTGGACCAGCTTCTGGGTTTGGGCGGCGATGAGCTTGCGCCGCTCTATTTCCTCCTCGATATTCTCAAATTGGGAGAAAATGCCGCTGAGTTCCTTCTCTTCGTCCTCCTTCAGGGCGCGGTTTTCCGCGTCCGCCGTTGCCTGCAGGATCTGGGCGCGCTCGTTCAGCTCGAGCAGCTTGTCCTGGAGTTCCCTGATCTTCTCGTCCTGCGGGCCACCGTCGGCGAAAATGCGGAAGGGGGACGCCGCCAGCATGAGCAATAGCGCCCAAATGGATTCGATGAACTTCATGGTATAACCCTCCTTCGTTGATGGTCATTCGGCAAGCTCATGACCATGAGCCCCGTCGAATGGTTTTGATTTTTAGGGCGTTCCAGCGGCCCTGATCTTCTGGGCGGCGATCTGCATCGACGCCAGCTTTTGCCTCGACGCTGCGGGGCGTTCCAGCGGCCCCGGCGCCGTCTTATCCTTCGGGACATTCTTGTATTTGAACTTCGACAGGTCGAAATGGGCCGCCGCCTGGACCGGCTCGGTCAATTTGTCGGCCAGACCGTAGCCCATGGCCTCCTCGGCCGTCATCCAGGTCTCATTCCTCATCAGCTCGGAGATCTTCTCCTCGCCCACGGTGGCCCGGGTCAAATAAGTAGAAATGATCGTCCCGTTGACCTTCTCGATCATGTCCGCCGCCGCCCGGAGCTCCGCGGCCGGCCCCATGGCCATCGTCCAGGCCTCGTGGATCATCATCATCGAATTGGCGGCCATGCTGACTTCGTCCCCGGCCATGGCGATGACCGAGGCGATCGAGGCGGCCAGCCCGTCGATGCTGACCTTGACCCTGGCCTTGTGTTGCTTCAGTATGTTGTAAATCGCCACGCCGTCGAAGACGTTGCCCCCGGGCGAGTTCAGCCGGAGATGGATGGTCTTGATGTCGCCCAGGGCCTTTATGTCCTTGGCGAACTGGTTGGCCGAGATCCCGCCAAACCACCCCTCGCCGATCTCCTCGTAGATCCAGACCTCCGCCTCATTGGCCTGGGCCTTCACGGAGTATCCCCGGGCCGGGGCGGACGCCCTATCTTCCATTCCCAGGGCCTTGCGGTGGGTCTGGAGGTGGTCCTTGACCGCCTGGGAGGCTTCCTGGCCGGTCCTCCCGCCCTGGGCGGCGGACCAGGCGGCATTGAGGCCCCCTTTGTGCAGATACATCGTCCCGGAGGTGAAGACGCCGTTATCGTCCTTATTGCCCCCGTTTTTAACCCAGTGGTGCGGGTATGCCCAGGTACTCTTTTTCCCCTCTTCGCCCTGGTCGGCGAAGGCGGCCCGGGGAAGGGCCGCCTTGTCCACGTTGGCCCAGTCGGGTTCGCCGTCCGCCACGGTCGAATTGTGGGTGAAGTTCATGGGGGCCGGATTGGCCTTGTCCTTCGAACTCGCGGGTTCGAAAGAGCCGCCGCGGGTCTTGCAGTGGCTCCGGGCGGAGGCTTCGTTCCAGGTATCTTTTTTGTATCTCAAGGCTTGCACCTCCGATTTCTCGTTTTTGACGCCGTAGATCACGTCGATGCACTTCCCCTCGTGTTTCTGGTCGCAGCCCTTCCGGTAGAACCGGTCATACTGACCGGGGTTCTTCATCCTTCAGGCATGCTCATTGGGGTAGGGCATGGGTGTCTCCTTTCGCCTCGACGGATAGGCCGGCCAGGCCCTCGATCAGGCGCTTTCCGCCCTCTTTTACGCGCTCCGGAGTGCAGAAATCGTCAGTTTTGCCCTCCAAGAAGGCCGAAAACGCTCCCCGGACGGTCTCCACGTGCCAGTCGATGAAGCGGGCGAGAACCTCGGGGATCTGCCCGTTCAGCTTAATTTCCGGCGCGATCTGGAGGAGCAGGCTCACGGCGATGGGCTCGATCTCCTGCTCGATCCTCGGGCGCTCCCGGGTGAAGTAATGGTTGAACCATCCCTGGAAATCCTCTTTCTTGGCCCCGTCGCGCTCGAATTGGCCGATTTCCCGCCTCAAGATGCGCTCGTAGGCATGCTGGAACAGCATTTTGTAGGATTGCCATGCCAGTTTGGGGCTGGGTCCGGGGACATCGCCGGCGACCAGTTTCTTCAGCGTGGTCTGGTTGAGCTGCACGATCAGCTCGTCGCCCTCCGGACCGACCGGGTCCATGTCCTCGAGGCGGAGTATGGTATTGGTGCTGTAGACGCCGATGTCGTGCAGGATCTTGTAGTACTCGGCCCGGGATTTATCGTCCCCGCGAAGCAATCCGCGCACATTTAACTTGGTACGCAGCCCTTTTTGGCTGGCCGGGAGCAGTTTATAGTCCGCCTCCTGCTCCAGGCGGATGATCCAGGGCATGAGGGCGTCGTTCACCACCTCCATCGAGAGGTGCTCGATGTTCGCCCACGTCGCTCGGGATAATTCTTGCAGCTTGTGCGGCGGGAGGCCGAACCACCGGGCGATATCCGTGATCTGAAACTGCCTGGTCAGGAGGAGCTGGGCGTCCTCGGGGTTGACCATCATGTCAATCCACTCCATCCCCTCCTCGAAAACGGGGATGTTGAAGCGTTTTCCCTGCCCCTGGATGACCGATTGGAAACTTTCGCTGATATTTTGCCGCGCCTTGTCGCTTAATGTGCCCGGATGCTTCAAGCCGCCCGTGGATATGGCGCCGTTCGCGAAGAAGTCCGAGGCGTAGCCCTCGGCCGCCATGCCCAGGCCGATCGACCTCGAGGCGTAGCTGATGACCGAGTATCCCACCAGGCCGTCAAAGCCGAGGCCGTGGAGGTGGAACATGTTCATCGGGTCGATCTTGGTTGTGCCCCCCTGGTAATTCGAAACCTCGTAATAAATCTGCCGGGTACCCGGATCCCGGCGGACCTCGACCCGGTCCGGGGATATAGGCCAGAGGGCAATGGGCTGCCCGACGGTCCCGGGGCCGCGCTCGATCTCCGCATACCCGTTCCCCCAGGAGAGGGCCCAGGAAACCATCGTCTCCCGGAATGTCTGGGAGCCCATTTCCGGATTGGGACGGGTCTTGAGCAGGCGCCAGAGCGGGTATGTGGTCATTTTCGTGGTCTTGTCCGCGGTATCCAGGAGCACCTCCCAGGGGAGACAGCCGATCGTCTGGCTAATATAGGAGATGGCCCGGAAGACGGCGGAGAAGCGCATCGCCGTGTCATGGTCGACATAAACCCCGGCCTGGCGGAGGGGAAGGGGGATGAATCGGGTGCGCTGGGGGTCGGATTTCAGTGACTGGAGGGCGAAAAACAGTCGTCGCATGCTCTCCGAGCGCTCAAAGCGGGATCTGATGCGAGACCATAGGCCCATGATTCCGCATTGAATCAGGGATGGGGCAGGGTGTCAAAATTCTTCAGGGAGTGTGATTCAGGGGATGTGTTTTAGGGAGTGTGTTTCAGGGGATTGAATAATTCAAGTATTATTTAATTTTTTCCGCTTCTCCTTCACAATCCAGTTCAGATAAAGGCTCCAGTAGGTATAAACGAACCGGATCCGGTCGGGAGGACGGCCGCTCGACCCGTCAAAAATGATCCCCGCTTGGCGCAGGCACGTCCGATCCTTGTGGGAAAATGTCTTCCCGGCCCGCTTCTCGATCCGCTCCCAGGTGCAGGTGAAATCGGCATCGGGATCAAACGGCCACCCCTTCATGAGTCTGGTGTCGCTGCTCAGGGTTTCCTCTTTTCCAGTAGATCTTTATACCGTGGCGCCGCATACTTGGGCACCCGGTTCTTGTCTGCAAACTTGGCCTTGAGCTCATATAATTCGTTATATGCTGCATCCCGGTCGCGCCCCGCCTTCATCCGGTCAACCCGGATCCGCTCGCTCAAGCAGAAATGCACCGAGATCCAGACCAGGCTGGTGAGGACGATCGCGGCAAGGACATAGATAAAGTTTCTCATTTATTATCGCCTATTGATTCTTTTCTTTGCGCCCTTTGCACCTTTGCGTGACATCAAGTTTTCTCCGCGTTCTTTGCGGTCTCCGCGGTGAAATTCATGCGCTTTTGCGTGAGACGATTTTTCAGCGCCCCAGCATCCGTGAGCAGGTCCCGACCGCCACGGCGAAGAGAATGACGAAGGGGATGCAGAAGATCGCAAAGACAATCCGCCCGGTCGACCATACATAGCGCCCGCAATGCGGGCACCGCCGCGCCGAAGAACTGACAATCCCCTTACAAGCCGGACACGCATTGATTTTCATGCTTTCCTCCTATGATCTAACTTTATTATCGAGTCTGGCATTCATCATCGTCTCCTTTTCTATTTACCCCTGCCCTACCCTGCCTTGCCTCAACCTGCCATGCCACGCCGGGCCACTCCACGCCTGGCCCCACCCCGACAGGCCCCGCCACATTTTTTATGCATTTACCTCTCTTTTGGTTTTTCTCTTTACCTCACCACCTTCTGTGGAAACCGGGAACATTTTATTTAAAAGATCACGGAGGAAAAAGGGTCTGTCTATTCCTTCCGTGCTCAACTTTCCTGCAATATCAATTTCCAGCAAACCAATCACCTGGTTCACGTAGTATAGAGCATTCATTCCCCCTGACCATTCATTAAGAGATATTTGCTTCTTAGTCAGGGTCTCCCCATGAAAAGGATGCATAACTCCCTTAAGTGGAATAGAATTTTTTCCATCCCTCGTGAACCCCGTCTTGGTCACAAAGATTCTTTCTGCTCTCTCAGCGGTTACTCTCAAGGCCTGGGCAACC